CAATGCGCATAGAAATCACGGAGTCCATATCAACTACAAGAAGTTGGAGGTAGGACACAGAGAGGTCAGCGCCCCAGAGTTCGCAAGTCTAGTCAGTCTGTTTGCAATGGTGTTTGAGTCTATGGGAGAGGGCTATACGCCACAAGAGGTGACACCAGACAATCAGGAAGAAGAGCTATCATGGGCGATTCTATGAACAACCCAAGCATACAGCCATCAGTAGTGAGTCCGACTAAGAACATCGACAATGTACCAGTAGCGAGTAAGGATATAGTTCATGTATTTGTATTGGATGTGAACGACAAGAGAACGGTTACGTATCAGTTTGTGAATTGGTTGAAGGATTTCTTGAAGTCGAAGGGTTCTATCACTTTTGTTGAGTTGGAGATGGTCGCATTCTGTAAAGCACCAAACGCCGAGGTTCATATGGGTTTCTGTCCAGCTGGTGCTCAAGTCAAGAATAGTCACGAAGCAAGATCATACGTGAATGTGTTTTCTATTCGCTCGAATACCATGGATTACAATAAGCCTATTCATCATCGTTTCTTTGTGCCTGAAGGGTACTCAGATTTGATATGGCCAGTCTCAGGAGTTAAACCACCCCCGGGTTTCTTCATCAGCAACGTGGGAGAAGGTACCGTAGAGGTTACTTTCACCTTGTTTGTGAAGTGTTCGGGTCCCATGGTCCACCGTTGGACTTTGGGTTGGCAAACCGGTAATGTCAGTTCGTTGGATCTAGACACAGTTGATGTGATAGGTTCCAGTAAGAACGTTATGACAGCAGCCGAAGAAGTCACTATCCTGAGGATGAGAGTGCCGTTAAGCAAGAATAAGGTCAAGGTTTTCCAGTTCGTGTATCAAGGAGAACACACTATCAGTTTGAACGTTGACAATGGATGCACAAGGCATCGTCTCACCTGCCTACCCAACAACAAGGTTGGAGAAGAATGGACTTACGAGAACATTCTAGGAGATGAGATAGAAGAGTATCCGGTAGACAAAATCATCATAAGTAGCATGGAACCGCTACTTGATCAGAATATCGTCTACTTTTACTTTTCCGATTAGCTCGATTTGGTTATATTTCCCTCGATTTGTATATTAAGAGAG